AATCTGGTTTCAATCCAAGATCGACAAATCTGAGTGACCCGGGCGGATCGTTTGGCGTCTTTCAATACTCGCACGGGCAGGCTTACGGGAACGCCTATGACGTTGACAAGTCAGTTGCAGCTTTTGTGCGCGATGCAAACTCTGCTGCTGGGTCAGCGAGCATACGCGGAAGCATTCTGGGCAAACGATTTTCAACCATTGGAATGCACCCCGATGTGGGAACCGCATACCTTGGTCAGGCGCAACAAATCGCGGCTGCACAAGCTGCTGCTGCGCCAGCTGCGAACGCACCGCCGCCGTTGCTGGCGGCTGCGTATCAGCAGGGCGGCATCGCGCTGCGGCCGCAAATCGCTGCACTGGCTGAACGCGGTCCAGAAGCGATCCTGCCGCTGGGCGGTCGCGGACCCCTTTCAGTCTTAGGCGGTCTGTTGGGCGGAGGCAGTCGCGGGAGCGGCATATTCAACTTGCATCACGCGCCCGAGATTCACATTCATGGCAATGCAGATGAACACGCCATGGGACGGATGAGCACAAGGTTGCGCGATGCGGCGCGCGAGTTCATTCGCGAGTTTCAAGCTGCACAGCGCCAGGAACGTCGGTTAAGTTACGAATCCGGTTACGGTAGTTAGAGATTATGTTTGCGTAGAGCGGTTATGGCTAATGGGACGACATACGCACAACCAATTCCACAGGGCGCGAGCATATATGTGTCCGTGCAGGATGATTGGTGGGACCTGATTGCGCTCAAGGTGTACGGAATGCGTCGCGGCGACGAACTGCTCATGTACAAGTTGCTCGAAGCCAATTATGAACTTCGCGACATCTGTAATTTTCCTGCCGGTGTTCAGGTGATTGTGCCCGTGCTGCCGCAAAAGACAGCCATTCCGCTTGTCCCATGGACGAGCGCAAATGTGGTGGTCACATGATAATTCAGGTCCGATCAGCGCGGCCACAGATCATCCTGAACGGGGAAGACTTTTATTCACAGCTCGCGCCGTATCTGCTGCACTTCGAATACACCGACAGCTGCGACGGACAGCACGCCGACGATTGCCAGTTCAGTCTCGCTGATCGCGACAGAAAATTCATCAATGAATGGATGCCAGCCCCAGGCGCGACGCTGGGCGCGAAGATTCAAGCTGAACGCTGGTTCGGCCCCAGCGCGGCTACGCTCGCGCTGGATTGCGGGACGTTTTACATCGATTCCATCGAGTTCGATTTGCCGCAGCACACGGTGCATGTGAAAGCGAACTCGATTCCGAATGACGCGCACGGCAAGGTTTCAAACGAGACAAGGGGCTTCGAGAACAAGTCGCTTCAAGACATTGTATCGCAGATCGCAGGGGAGAATCATCTTGAGCCGAAGTTTCTAGCCCAAAAGAATCCGATGTATGATCGCGTCGAGCAGGTGCAGCAGAGCGCGTTCCAGTTTTTGAGGCGGCTCGCTGAGGACGCCAAGCTCGAAATCAAGATCGCGCGCGGACAACTGTGGCTTTATGATCCGCTAACGCTCGACCAGCAGCCGTCCAGTTTCACGCTGGTATATGGCGACGGCGCGGCAGGCGCAGACACGCAGACCTATCGGATGAGCAGCGGCAGATTTCGCCTGCAAGTGACCGATCTTACTGCATCGACGGTCGTGTCCAATACTGACATCGAGACAGGCGATACTTCACAGCGGCAGTTTGATTCCAATTCTCTTTTGCAGGGAACAGGCGTGGGTGCAGGCGAATCGCTGATGAACCCGTCCACATGGAAGGATAACCTCAACTGGAACAGCGACGTGAAATCGAGCGACAGCGGAAGCGGATCGCCACAGCTTTTTGATGGGACAGGTGGTTTGCAATACTTCTCCAGTGACAGCGCGGAAGCCGACGCGGTGTTGACCAAGGCGCAGGCCAAGACGCGTGATAAGAACAAGCGCAGGTACGAATCGGACATTGAACTTTCCATTGGCAACCCGTTAATCGCTTCTGGTCAGACGTTCACGCTATCGGGCTGCGGCCAGTTTGACGGCATGTGGTTCATCGAGCAGGCGCACCATGTTCTCTGCCCGATGTATGACACGAGGATTCACGTCAGACGCACGCTGGACTATTAGTTATGGGCAAAAATCTCTTAGCCGATACCGATTACACTGACGGGCGTGATCAACGGTTTGTGCATGCAGTTGTAATTGGCAAGGTCTCCAAGCTGGAAGTAAGCGAGAAAGGCGCGAACATGCGCGTCATCATGCCGGATAAGATCGATCACACCGGCAACCCGCTCATCACCAAGCCTGTGCCGATGCTGCAAATCTCAGCTGGCGGTAAAAAGAGTTTCGCCATGCCGCGCGTCGGGCAGAACGTGTTGATGGTAAAACTGCCCAATTCAACGTCGAGTTACGCTGCGATAGGACATTTCTACACAACCAAGGTGCCACCGCCCGTGACGGATCCGATGGTTGATTACTGTGAATGGGAAGGCGGCCACAGCGAGAAATTCGACGCTAACAGCGGTGCCGATCCGTTTCTGACGCAGGATTTCAAAGGCGGCTGGAAAGCGACGATTGCCAAGGCCGTCAACATCGCCACGACTGGCGGCGCAGCGATCAACTTGACAAGCGACGGTGATACGAACATCAAATCAAATTCCGGCAATATCACCGTGAACGCGCCGAGTGGTACGGTTACGATCGAGCAGCAGAACATCACGCTCAAAGGCACTGTCACCATCCAGGGCAACATCAATCACACCGGCAACATGACCACCAGCGGAGTGCATATTGACAGCCTTGGCCATCATACTAACGCCGTTGCGCTGGAGGAACGAATCGCTGCACTGGAAGCGCGCATTGCTGCGCTGGAGGCATGACGCAAGATGGAAGAAGGCACATACGGCTCGATTATCTTCGGCAGGAAAAATCAGCGTATCCATACGTTCTATGAAATCCTGCGGGACTACAAAGGGCGCTTCGGCGCGCACATGGTTCACTTGCGCAAGCCGCTTCTGGAATGGGCTGGGAACGATCTCATTAAAATTGATATGCGATTCAAGCTGAACGCGGCGTGGTGTGGCGATCCGAATGTGATCCTGATAGAGTGGCATTTTCTGCTCGAAGGCGGATATGCTGCGCCGCTCATCATCGGTGGCAGACCGATGGCTCCCGACCAATCGCTGTTTGTGATCACAGAAATGAAGGAAAATCACAAGCACTGGCTCACGGGCGGCAGATTGATTGCAGTCGAGCTTGATGTTCATTTTGAGGAATACATTCCGTTTGCGGAATCGGGCGCCGCGCTATCGCCAACTGGCATACCGGGATTTGGCTGATGGCGATTACTCAAACAATTCCAACCGCGGCCGGCGCTTATACACCGCAGCTGGGCGCAAACTGGCGACTGCAATTCATCGAGCCTGACGGATTACCGCTGACGATGGCGGGTTTGGAAGAAATCGATTTCGGCGCAATCAGCTACAAAGAGATTTTCCAAAACGTTAAAACCATTCTGGCGACGGCGCTTTACAGCGCGCCACTGGAGCGAACGCTAGGGCTAGACCAGACGATCGTGGACACCCCGATAAATAGCACAGGGCCGCTAACCATAGCGATACTGGCCGCAGTCAATCAATGGGAGCCGCGTTGCTCTGTCATGAATATCAATTTTGAAGCCGACGCGATCAATGGGCATCTGGTCCTTCTCTTGCAATTAGACATTAAGAACGTGATTTATCAGACGAACACACCTTATGCAGTCAATAGCATCACACCTCAACCACAGCAGCAGCAACTACCTCCTGATATGAGTACTACACCAATTCCTGGCCCGCCGGGCCCTCCCGGCCCACAAGGCCCGCGCGGAAGCTTGTGGTATGTAGGGAGTACAGATCCCGGCCCCGGTCTCGGCACGCCACAGAACCCAGTGCAAGCGCAAGATATGTATCTGAACACGACAACCGGCGATGTTTTCCAATTTACTTCTGCGAGCAGCACCGTTGCTAGTCGTTGGGCGAAAATCAAACAAGGAAACAAGTATAATGTCGTGGACGAACGTCGCTAACATCACAGGGCCACCAGGCAGTGGCGGCGGCGGCACGGATGTCGCCAGTCTGTCTCTGCCTAATGTTTTCCAGAGGGAAGATACGTTTTCTGGAATTCGGTTTGGGGATATTACCCTAGTCACTGCTGGCACGTACACCGCTCTTCCGACTGATTGCGTTATATTGTGTGACTGCACAACCAGTGACGTAATAGTTAACCTGCCGCCAGCTGTGGGCAACGGCCAGAGCTATCGAATCCGCAGGATAGATTCTTCGACTAATCAGGTTCGTATTCGGCCAGCTACAGGGGAAACGATAGACGGTATCACAATGGTCGCCTTGATTGATATTCAGGACCGAGTTCTAATCACGGACATCTTACCGCAGCTTTGGGATTTAGCGACCCCTCTCACGCTAGCCGATACCGCGGAACCGAATACATTTCCACAGCCCACAACACTTAAGGGGTTACGCCTTGGATCACCACTAACGAAAACCGACGACTATGTGGTTCAATCTACCGATACAGAGATTTTAGTCGATTGCTCTGTCTTAAATAAGGACATCAATATTACATTGCCTCTAGCGAATGCCACCGGGCAGCTTCTCCATATCAAGAAGATCGATTCCATTGCACGAAACGTTATCATAAGTACCCAAGGTTCTCCCCCTGACCTCATCGATGGATCCAGTTCACTCAGCCTCGGTGATCCTGGAGCTGATGCTCTTTTAATCGCTGGCGATGTTGGCTACTGGGACAACACCGGTCCCACGATGGACAACGTCATGTTTTTCCCATGGTATGGTACTCTGGCAGCGATTGGCGCAGACCAAGGTCTTTACATTTTCAATCCTGACCAGACCAAATTTCACCTCCTACAAGTCCGTGGGGCAGCAGGCGCGGAATATATCACCATCGGCCCGGGCGTAACGCAACCGCCATGAAAACTGCAATTCTGCTTATATCAATGCTGCTTGTGAGAGCGACTTCTACTCTCGCACAGACTAGCGCCGTCACGGTTGGTTCTACTGGTACGACGCAACCGCCAGTCACAAAGTTGACGATGCAGGGCACTTCTTTGTGGATCATGACCGGTAGCGGAAATCCCAATGGAGTGGTGCCCGCCAGTCCACCGAGTCTTTACCTGGATTCGCTTGGCGGCGTTCTCTACATTAAAACCAGCGGCACGGGGAGCACGGGCTGGACTCCTCCGAGTGGCGGCACGGGCGGCACGCCTGGCAATCCAACTTCTAAAGTCGGTCCAACGGCGATAAACGGCGTCCTCACAACTTTCATGCCCAGTGACGCAGCGCCAGCGCTCGCCAATACAACTGTAACTCCCGGAACCTACACCAACACTACTCTCACCGTTGACGCGCAAGGAAGACTCACCGCGGCTTCTAACGGTGCTGCTGGTGGAGCGCCAACAACCGCCACATACATGCTTAAGAGCGCGAATGGCTCGCTTCCGAATGCGTTTTCGTATTCCAGTCTTGGCAACGGCATCCTGAAAAACACCACTGTTGCTGGAGTCGGAACACCAAGCATAGCTGTTGCAGGCACCGATTACCTCAATGCAAACCAGACAATCACGCTGAGTGGTGACGTTACAGGCAGCGGATCGAGCGCTATTCCAGCTCTGATCCCCCCGGGGACCATCACTGACGCCAAATCCTCGTTGCTTGTCAAACCTGCCTGCGCGCTTG